CCCTCGTATTTCCGCGAAATCAATGTCTCTTATGCCAAAAATTTCCGGCATATCATGACCGACATCCATAGGCATTTGCATAGTGCTGTATTTTAGTTTTTATTTTATCCAACGACCTCTGGTTTCGGCCGCGCGACGCTTTTTATTGTCCCCATCGCCAATGTTTCGAGATACTTCTGGATATAAATGATCTGATCATGGGTATACAGATCGTCTCTGACGCCGGTCCAGTACAAAATACGCTCAAAAATGCTCGGCTTTACAATCTGGTGGCTAGAATAAAGGTCGCTTCCTATCATGGTCACGTACTCAAAATAGGTTCCAACGCGACGAATATAGATCGGGTGGCCTTCAAAGAGCTTCATTTTGTATGTCACGATTTTCATAATCAGAATGTAGCACACTTTTTATCATTATGCCATAGGTCTTTCGTACGGATCTAGGCTTTTTGAGCTGGGGATCGTCGCGTTTCTATGGTCCATCGGAACGAATCCAGGCTCCTGGATGAGACAGCGGCCCAGGTTTTCGATCATGTGGTCATCCTTATCGACCGGCTTCTCTTTCGCGTCCCGGTTCTCGCCGGTCTTCCCGCTCCACTCGTCCCATCGGTAGTGCTCCATCTCGAAAATGAGGCGCTTGCAGGTATCAAAAATGTAGAACTCTGGCTCCTTTACAAACTCGCCGGTTGGCAACTGGACATAGTTTAGGGCCTCCTGTATGCGCTTATCGCTCGCGGTACGTGTTTTTGAGGCCTCGAGATATATCAAGCCATGATCAGCGAGCCTAGAAGCGAGCGATTTGTTCGTGTGCTGATCCTCGATGAATGCTGATGGGTCGCACATCCTCCTGACAATTCGGTAGGTACTGGATTTGTTTTTTATGTTTGTCGCTAATTCCTCTGCCCCGTTTTGGCACTTGAGATAGAGCTCATCTACGACGAATTTCCGTCCTTTTCGGTCAATCGCTATCCAAAGCGTCGCGTCGGGGTTTCTCGGATGCGGATCGAGGAACTCATACACGCAATAGTTGCGCATATCGATCTGGAACGGCTTAATGACGTGTATTTTCCGGCTAAACGTCTTGAAGATCATACCGACGAGGTGCTGAAACTTTCCATACACGCGGGCCTGCTTCTCGTCCTCATCGTATTCCGCGATCATTTTCTCGATATCAGAGTGATTTAAATGACCTCTGACGCCGTGTTGTTTGCAGGCGGCCTCAACCGGAGCCTCGATATACTTTCGCTGCACCTTGGCCAATTCTTGAAGCTCTCCGTCATCTGAGCGACCGTCTACGATATGGTCGAACATCCAGCCGGATCCTTTAAGCATGGTCGCCGTGATGAAAATGATGCCTCCCTTACGCAAACGAGATACGCAGGCCTTGTAGATCTCTTTGGTCGGCGGCTCATCGAACCAAACCCAGCCAAGAGTTGGGCCTTCAAACTCATCGACGTTCTGCTCGTAGCTCATCATATCCCACTTCCAGCCCGTTCTGAGCGACTCCCATTTCGCTTCGTAGCTCTTGCCGGCCTTTGACGTCTTGTATTTTCCTGCCGGCAGCCACTCATGAAGCGCGTCTGCTATTCCGTCAATGTTCTTCGGGTTGGTAACGATGCGTCCCTTCTTCGGGAACGGCCATTTTTCGTACAGCTTCCCGTCAAAATACGGGTTTTTGTTTCCGAAAACGATGTTCGCGACGACGTTAGCGCCGGCCGCAGACTTTCCGACGCCGTTCGCGGCAGAGAAAAGCACTACGAAATAGTCGCCAGATCCAACAGCCTGGATGAACTCCTCGCACTTTCCGTTAGGCTCGTAGTATTTGTACTTCTCTTTCGTAAGCCGGAAAGTGACCTCTTCCTCGACGCGACGCGCCAAAACTACCGGGTCTTCTTCCCCCTTGAGTAGCGCTGAGAGTGTTTTGATCCGGTCAGTCATGCGATCATTTTACAAATATAGATTGGTATCGATCCGTCGTTTACACCTTGCCACGAAACACGCTTTATCAAGCCATCTTCTGAATTTTTCGCAGCCTGTATATCTTCTTCTGTGTAATGAAGCAACGACGCGAGCATGCGAGCCTCGTTTTCATTGAATACCAAAAAGTTTTCTTGTATTTCAGCCATTACCAGAAAATATTTCTTGGATTAGTGCGAAAGAGTTTTTTCCACCACGGAAGCGCGTCGTACTCCTTGCAGGCCGGTCCTTCTGGACACCAGAAAAGATGCACTAATGGTTTCCCTGTTATTCTAGAAGTAGGGCAGAAGCAACTCATAGATCTTTACCTATTTCTTATTAGTGTTTTCCTCATTTCCCTAATTTCGCTGTGCTTATAGTCTTTCAGCTCTTTTCTATCCTCCATATCAGCATAGTACTTGCTGCTTCTTCTCTGGGCGCTCGGACTCTTTTTCTTCTTTGGCCGCGAACAGGCCGGACAGCTCTTCACGGTTTTTGGATTGAATGTAGCGTAGCACTTTTGGCAAACACTATTCTGCATACGTCTATTTCTTCGGTATGTAAATATTCTCACCGATCGAGTGCTGGAATTCGTGCTGGAAAATATGAGCCCGAAGACCCTCGATCTCCTCTGTGATCGTTTTAAGGCCATACCAGGCCTTGATCTGGTATCTCACCTTGATCTTATAGTACCGGCGCACATTCTTCGGCTTACGGAATGGGAACGAGAAGCATCCTTCCTGATACGTACGCACGTTCTGGCGAACATCATCGCGCTCATCGATCCCGGGCCGACCGATCTTCCCGATGATGATTTTGTCAGAAGCCTCGAGAATCTGCGGGTTGATGATCGCATGCGCCGGCCAGTAGTTTCCTTTCTTCCACGGTCTTTCTATAAACTTAGAGTTGACCACAAAGAACGCCCACGGGTCGTCTGATACCTGGGAATGGGAAATGGCGAATGCGCTATTATATTCTCCATTATCCACTCCGCCATCGACAAACGGGATCATCTCATCGACGATAGCGGCGATATCTTTGTAGCTCTTCACTACCCGGCCCGGATTAAAATGGTTTTTGACGATTTCCATATGATATTTCTGTTTATTTCTCTATTTTAATTTGCAGGAGTCCGGGAGTCGAACCCGGTTTCGTTGATCAGGCGAAAATGAACCTATACCCCTCATTGGCACAGCTTTGATTGAGATTGTACCTGTGCTCTAGCCGCGTCGGCATACCCTTAGGTATCCTATATTCCGCGACATTTTGTTATTTATTACCCAACAACTTTGTTGGTCTACTAGGCTCCCGTCACTCCAGGCTCATTCGGCTGAGTCGATTGAGGATCATTGAGCACAAGACCCTTGATCGCCCACATAGCCGACGTCTCAAGCTCTGTGATAGCGACTGACCGCTGTCGTGACTGCGGGAGGCTCATTAAGAACTTATGCAGAGCCGTATAGGCATCGCGCGTCTCTTGAATGAGAGGCAACATTCCTTCTGCCGGCTTAAAATACCCGAACGGATTGACATCTGTTGCGCGTTCCGCCGCCGGATTATTCATCGCGGCCGATACTGCACCTTCCATAGCGTTTCCATTAAATAATTACGCTGAGGTTTCCCTCTCGCTGGAAGCAAGGATTTGACGATCATAGCCCATCGCCCTTCAGGGGCTTCGCTATGTCATCGCAGTGTCACCTTGCACTACCCGACTAGTGAAAACGCATTTTATACGGGTAATTTTGCTTTCTCGGCAGGGGTCGCATATAGCGAGGCTTACCTTCAGCCACTAGTTAGAATTGACATATTCCGCCATTCCAGCGAGAGAGTTCCCTCTAGGGACATGCCATGTTATGTGTCGCGCCACCATGGCGATGCCTTTAGAGAGGCCCGAGTGCGTTCTCGGGCTAAGGTACTGATGGTATTATACCATCTTTAGAGGAGGCCGTAAATGCTGGCGATATAATCCTCGACATACTCTGGGATATGCCAGTGGTCGTGGAAGGCCTTGCAGTCTCGGACCAATTCATCTTCTGGTATCTCCCCATTGAAGTAGCGATTATAGGCCTCGCGGAATAAATCTTTCACTGAAGATTTACGAGTTTCCGCTATCTTCTCGATCACGTGGCGCAATGTCATCATCTTCTCCTAGAACAGTGTGGACCGGTGTTTCGCACAATCTATGACAGACATAATCCTGGACGTATCCAGGTATCAGGTCCTCGTCATAGAAGAGATTTACGTCTGACTGGATGCTCGATATGGATACTATCTTGTCGAACTTCCAGACATACGCCGTTCGGAAATAGTCCGCGACCGATATCCCGGAACGGCTGCAGTGCTCGGTGATGAGCAAGAACATCATTTCCATTCTCCTTCTTGTAGGGTTTTGGATTTCGCTTCCTGCACGCCTTCGCATGCACGGGAGCAGGTTACGCCCTCACGCCAGGTGCCATATCCGAGAGTCGGACGGCCGCAGATGAGACAGGGCTTCTCCGGTATTTTCTCTACCGGGGCCTTCACTTGATTCGCTTTCACGGTTTTCTCCTTTTCAAAGAACTATTCTAGCCATTATGTGCTAGGGAGTCGGCGATGGCGACCCTAGAACACAATCCGCGCCAACCATCCGGTTGCCATACCTATCAAACCGCCAAATGCCATAGCCGCTGAACCGAATATGACTCCGATCGTGAATGAGGTGGCTTTCAGATCATCGTTCGTTTCTTCTATTCCGACGGCCTTGCCCTCTGAGTACCCGAGGCGTACTCCTGTCTCTACGCCCTGCTGGAAACGAGCGTCTCCGGTCATTTTGTTGCCTATGGCGAAGCCATTAGCATGGCCATCTTTGTATGCGTCATCGATAGCCTGGTCGTACGACTCTTTCTTGAGGCAGACAAAATCTTTCCGGTACTGGTCGATGATTTCCTGCCGGCCCTCCTCTCTTAAGCGGTCCTCAGCCTCTTTGACGAGCTGTCCCATTGATACCTCGCCGGCGATCTTCCCTGACTGAAACGCCCTTTCCTTCGTCTCATGGACTTCGGTTGTGAATTGGCCCGGTTTATTCTTTCTCGACATACGCCTATGAATTAAATATGTTTATGAACACGAACCAGTCGACTCCCTTCTTTTTCTTCATGAACTCAATCGAGACCATGAAAAACGGGATTACGATCAGCAGGTTGACCCTGCCGTTCGCCGGCGCGAGAAGCGATAACCCCAATCCGAACTGCCGGAGCATGGTGACTTCGATTATTTGTCCTTGGTCCATGATGTTTTTGCGTTAGCGATTTATTTTTAAAAACGATATGATTCCCAGATACCCTATCTATACCCTATCAGATTGCGAGGCTCTCAGGCGATTATAATGCGTAGTTTTTTGGCTTCATATAGCTTTTATTGGAATATATCATCGTTTTGCCTATTCTGCCTAATATCGACAATTCTCTGATGGAAGCGCTTTTTGAATGTGTCGCATATCTGTTGCATCCGGAAATAGCTGATCTTGAAAAGGCACTTTTTGCAATGGCACTTCCCATCAGGGTCGCCCCACTGCAGCGGATCTCCACAGGATGGGCATTTCGTCTGGAGCAGATTCTTCCATTCCATGTGATGATCAATCCTGATATGTACCCGGCCCATACGATTACTGTTTCATGAGTAAACGACGCGCTTCTTTCTGCGTCTCGGCTAATTCTTCGTCGGTCATATCCTCAAGCGGGCGCTTCACCTCGATCAGATCGGTGATGCGTTTCTTGAGCTTGTTATACTCGCGAATCCCTGAGACTTTCGACTCTAGCTTGTCATCCTGGAGGATCACCTTGGCTAATTCTCGGTCTACAACGTCATCTCTGAGCAGCTCATTGTAGAGCTTGGTGATATAATCCTGAACCCTGTGATTTCTGAGTAGGTATCTCCCGTTAGATGAACAGACAGTTTCAGCCCGAGCCCGCTCGCTCGTTCCGTGCTTCTCTACTTCCACGTACGCCTCTTTATTCTCGTCCCACTCCTGCACTCTCTCGTTCTCCGTGCTCATGCTGTCCAGGTCGTATCCATAGGCTTCCGCATAGCATAAAGTAGCGTTGCCTCTCAGCTCGCTATTCTTCACAAAATATTGGCAAAAAAGATCCTGCTTGAGATTAAGCTTCTTTCCGATATCCTCTTTCTTAGAAGCCGCTTTCTTGGCTGGGCTCTTTTTGTTTTTCTTCTGGGCCATTTTTTTTGTTTTCTTGTCCATATGGACTCACGGGGAGGCGTTCGGGCTTAGATATAGGGAATCGAACCCAAGAATCCATCTTTTCATCACTACCCCATCTCCCCCGTCAATTCACATTAATTTTTCTCCGTTTCGATATTATATCACGAATCTTTTTTGCCTGACTTTTTCCACTGCTCATAATCGCCGATCTCTTTGCTTTTTTGTATAGCCATTTCATTCGTCTCTAGGCATTTTATTGCGACGATAGCGAGCTTTTCCGGGTCGATACCCATCCCATCGAACTCCTGCTGCGCCCGGAGCATAGCCTCTTCCTGGCTCCCCGCCTGCGCCATCCAGAGAAAGATCCTTTTGTCTTCAGTATGGATGAATACGATAGAGATTACGGTCATACCTGAAGATTTTTTAAGCAATCGATCAGCTCTCCTATCCTTGACTTCGGGACAATTATGTACCGGCCGTCAATCATTTTTTCATTGTCCATGGTTTTTACGCCGATAGTGACGAATTCCTCGTCTCCTTCGGACGTGATGCCGACTAGATCTTTTTCTACTCCTGATACGTCTTTGTAGAAGGTCGCATTCCCGTACAAAACCGGCTTTACGATTATTCTTATCATAACAGTCCTTTTATGATGATATTTTTCATATAATGTTCGGCAATACGTAATTAGCGAGATAGAAAGCGATGAGGAACACCATCGCGAACTGGAAAAATGTAGCCAGAAACATGCTTTCATCGAAAAATACCTCTATTATGGTCCAGATCGTGGCTCCTAGTATGGCGAATAGGCCAGAAACGCATATTTGAGCGATAATTTCCATGATATTTTTATTTTGTCGGCTCGTATATCTTTTGAAAAATTGAATCCTTGATGACAAGGAGTTTACCGTCGTCGGTATGGACGATCCAATCTCCGCTTTGGACGTGCACCGTGCCGATCGTCGTTTCAACGAATCCCCAGCTCATGTCTCGCGGCGCAAATCTTCCCCACGGCCTGACCTCTTCCGGCCACTGGCTTGCCTTCGGATCAAACTGCACTGCCTCGGCCGTCTCAGGCCTTCTCTGAAATTGCATAGGAACTTTTATCATCTGTATTATGCCACTAAAAAAGTGTTTTGTGTATACCTGTCAAGAGGTAATGTTCTTCTTGATCGGACCGTAGAAATACCAGTCCGCCTCCACCTCATCCCAGATGTATATTTTGCTATCCTCTCCGAGCCCATAGATAGTCTCGTAAGACTCAACACCGTCGCGAGTCTCCACCTTCCTATCTACTACCTGAATCGATATTATTTTTGGCATAAGATTGCTATTTTTTGGTGATTTTCTTTTCTATCCCATGATCCGCGGCAATTTCCTCGAGCTTCCTGATCGCGTCCCGGTAGATCGGCAGGTACTTGGCATAGAGAGTGCATCTACCGCCAAAATCCATAGCGAGCCGGCCATAGCTATCGTAGTAAATCGTGACGTTTTCTTCATCAAGCATGCACTCTGGCGTTCCTTTAACGCTCCGCTTCCACTTCGGCGCTTGCGCCACCTGCTCCCACGTGACGTCGCCGATCTTTTCTTCTTTACCTAAAAACATGCTTTCAAGGTCAGATACCCTCTGCTCAAGAGTTTTTTTCATAGTGCTTTTCTCAGCTCAAAAATAACCTCGCTTCCGTCGATCGTCTTGGTGCCGAACCCACACATGACCGATTCGGCGTGTATCGCTGTCTGCACGTGCCGGCTGATCCAGACCAGCGCTTCGCCATAGTTTCCCTCAACCCGTTTCCCGTCCGGGAAGATTGTCACCATGACGTGATGCCTTAAAAAATTATGGATACCGCTCTCGTGTTGTTCTGCCATAATGTAAAAGTTAATTTTGATTGATATAAATTTTTATATTTTGTAGAGGATATCTTACCTTTATTTTCGCATTATTTCTCTGTTCTAAGCCATAAGAACACATCTTCCGAACAGTCTGCATATCCTCACTAATATTACCGGAGAAGATAAGCGAGAAAAATTGGTAGTTATCGTCGATACCTATTTTTTTCCCACGGATAGTGTCAAACAAAAACACAGACTTTTCTTCCTGAAAAATACCAATAACTTCTTTCACATTGCACTCAGACGCGACTATTTCTAGTAGATCTTCGATGTATTCCTTTATTTTCATACTAAATTTTATACAATAGCGATTTTTATTATGTTTTACCCTCTTGGTGAGGTACTATCGCGACACGGCGTGCGCCGCGATAGCATTACCCTCCAAGAAGGGGCCTCCGAAGAGACCAGCTCCTTGCTACTGAATGTACCCACAGGTATCCGTAAACTTCCCACTGTTATATCCACAGAGCAGCTGATTGTCGGTATACCCGAGCGCTTTTTTATGGGCGACCCATCCAGCAACCGCTACCGTGTCCATGTCTTTCTCGAAGCAGAGATATGTACCGTCTCCCGGTATACCGAATCCATATCGGTTATACATCCCCCTGGCCTCGCACTTCGAGTAGTTTTTCTTTCCGCGAGATGATTCCTTGAGGAAAATCTCATCGACCAGATCTCGCTTCGCTACCGTCACCTCTTCACCCTTCGGCTGGCTGGCGGCCCTGACCTGGTTCACAACCACGAACGAATGAGACTGAAACACCTCGTACTTGATACCGGCCGCGAACCCGATTACCGTCAGGATCGAGAGGATAAAATACAGGGCGACTATATTGCGGCATTTTTCTACAAATGCCTTCTTCCAATTCCACTTCTTTTCTAATGGCTTCTTCGCGTCTTCTGTTTGCGACTGCATACATTTTTATTTTATGGCTTAGGCTTCACCCTTCACCCTTAGAGGCTATTTCAAGCCTCCAAATACAGTATATCAGTTTTTGAGACGCGTGTCAATACTAGCGCTAGTATATACGATACTTCCTTCTCGGTATCTCTATTTTTCTTTTGTATAAAGGAACGCCGTCAATGCTCATGTTCACGATATTATTAAGCTCTTTCTGCATTTTTGTGCGCTCTTCTAGCGACATCAGTCTAGCCGGTTTCTCTTGGGAAAAGATCCATCGGATGAGCGCTATCAGGAACGCGAGTCCGATCAAGAAGAGTATGGCGATCTGGTAGTTTTCCATAGGTATTATTGCTAGTGCCTGAGGATAATATCGCTTATAATGTCATCTAAATGCTTCCACCCTCCGAGACCACATGCACTGTTTATCTTATTTCTCACCTCCTCCGCTATTTCTTTTTCTCGGTTGGAAACTATGGCCGTTATAAAGTCAGCTACCTCATCCCAAGCACAAGGTCTGACGCCATCATTCCACTTCTTCTCCCACTCGCTTTCCTTAGTGCTTCCGTGCTTTGGACAGTATTTTACTTTATTTATTTCATCATCCGTCCATACCCTTTTAATCGGACTTTCTGGGCAAGATGGACAAGTACACTTCACTTTACACTCGCTTTCCTTTTGAGACATACAGAATAACAATCCAAATATAATCATGAATATAATTAATGCTTCGTCATGGCTTCTTTTTCGGTTTCTCTTACTCCGAAATCGCACTCTTCTACTGGATACTGTTGACCATCTGGGAAAATGACTCCATATTTGTGTTTTCCGTAGGCATCATCATTCATTTCTACATCTTCAAAACTATCTCCTCCTGGACGCTTGGCTCTTGAATAGTAGTTGCTCATATCTACATCTTCTTACGGATTAGCTCTTTGACTTCTGTAATCGCTTGATTATAACCCCTTTCCTTCTCACCGCTAAGATTTTTTCTATCAAATACGAATGGAGGGTAGATTTTAATCTTCTCTATCTCATCAATCAATTCCTTCAGCAGGATTTCTCGTTCGGAGGCGATGAATGATTTTAATTCTTCACTGGCCAATCCGGTACCAGTAGATAGAATATGCGGAAACTTCTCGTCAAATCTTTCTTTCCAGGTAATATCTACACGATCAGAATTGTTTTTACTATGCACTTTGCAAAGCGCTTGAGAAAGTTTGTTGTCTTCAAGACAGGAACACCTATCTACAGCGACAGAATGGCATGGACAGTTTGCCACGTGCTCATCATTGGTATTTTTTACAAATCCAGATTTACCATCAGGAATAAATCCTGGGCAAAGGCACTTCTTCTCGATCTCATGTATTGGTGTCATAGGGTAATGAGTTTATTTTCTAAAAGATAGACAAGCATTTTTGCCCTGGCGTCGGCTTCGGTGTTTTCTCGGAAACTCAACATCACGGACGGCTCATTGCGAGTACAAACCCATTCTCTTTTTCCAACAGGCTCTTTGAAGGTACTCGTATTTTCTGGAAGCATTTCTCCTAGCTCAGCAACCGTGAAGGAGGAAACATACTTATCTCCAAAATATATTGGGGCAGTTACAATCCTTGTCCTATCAACCACCTTAGGTTTTGAAAATTCAGTATTCCAGTAGAAATAACTCTCCTGCTTCACCCCCAATTCCTTGAGACGCTTAGAGAGGTCTAGGCAACAGACTTGATTTTCGAGTTTCATAGTGTTTCAAAAATTATAATGATAAGAAGTCCCAACCTCACCGCTCACTTTATGACCAGTTTCTTTTGCATGCTGATATGCTTCTTTTCTTGACGTCCAATGATTTTGCCATTCTTTTCCGCATGTTCCGCAAAGAAAAATAGCGTGAGTCCTGAATCTTTCTGTTTTTACTATTTTTGATTTTTTCATATCTCGTTTTCTGAAAATGCTATTTTAAAACACTCAGTCGCACTCTCTCCGCGTTCGTAGCTCTGATCGCGGCAGACTTGGTATAGGAAATGCGATTCATCCTGGAGGCGAGAAAGCTCTCTCTCTGCCTGTTCTATTTTCGCATCCATGGCCTGCCAGTTTACGTAGGCGATGACTTTATGCACTACGTATACATTGACCACCATTACGGATCCGATAACCGCAGAAGCGATTATAATGCTTAGTTTTTGATTCATATCATTTTTCCTTTCTCTTCTTCGAGCGCGGAGATGGCCATTTTTACCATTTCATCGGCTACTTTTGGCCGGCAATCCTGCTCGAGCGTTCGTTTTAATACTTGAATTATCGCCTGTATCTTTTCTTGATTCATAAAAGTTACATTTTCATCTTACCGGCGAGACTCTTCGCAAATGACGACGGCCCAGCCTCGAGTGATTCCTTGGTCCTACGGATCCTCTCCATAGTTTCAAGGTCTTCCGGCTTCCGGACTCCAAAGTCTTTGCGGAGCGCATTACGGAGAAAAGCCCTAAAATCCTTGTAGCTTCTCTCTTTTCCTTTCGACTTGACCCAATCGTAGAGCTCCTCAGCTTTCGTCCTGATCCCCTGCTCGTAGACGTTGAACTTTTCAGTGAACTCATCGACGGCGTCTTTCGGGACATTCCTCAGAAATTCGACACTCCCCTCTGCACTCCCCTCTTCTGATTTCTTATTTATGATTTCTGATTTATGATTTATAGGACTATCGACGGGTATCTCAAAATCCGTATACCCTATAGATACCCTATCGCATTTTCCCTCTATAAAGCACTTTCTTATGTCTGGAGGCAAAAGCTCCAATTCTCGCTCGATAGCCTTCTCGTTTTTCTCTCCGCTATATCCTCCGTATTTTTGAGCGTTTCTGACGTATACCCATTCGTCAAAAAACGTCACTTTCCCCATCGGATATCGCTCGCTCGGCCTGCTTATTTCTGCCTTGCACTTCTCTATTTCTGCCTTTGTTAGACCTGTTTCTATCGGGATAATGTGGTGGGGTAGGTGGTAAGCGCCGCACAGATTTATGCGGTGGTTTGTGATGAGATAGAGGAAGAAAAACTTAGAGTTTTTGCTCAGATCATGAAACCACCCACTCTCCCATATTTTTGTGTGTGTTATCCTCGTTTTCATAATTTTGAGGATAAATTACGAGTTAAACCCCTGAAGCCTCATATTCCCTTCATCGCTTGAGAAGATCATATCCCCCTTCCCGAGCAGCTTTTCTGCACCGCTTTCGTCAAGGAGCACCCGGCTGTCAACCTCTTTTGCCATTCTGAACGCTACTTTTGTCGGAAAGTTAGCCTTGATAGACCCTGTGATGATATCAACGCTTGGCCTCTGCGTAGCGATTATCAGATGGATACCGGCCGCTCTCGCCTTCTGAGCCAGGATAAGAATATCCTTGCTGATTTCTTTCGAGAGATTGGTGCTTCGGACCTCTATCTTCTCTTCTCCGGCCCGTGGTCCCTTGAGAAAGTACTCACCGGTCTTGATGTGCTCCTCCATGATTTCGTTGCTCACGATCAGATCTCCGAATTCGTCAATCACAACGAAATTGTAGGCCATTTTTGTCGGGAAATTACCGCTGTTGTACTCATCGATATTCCGGCATCCGGCCTCTGAGAGCTTCGCGTATCGATCATTCATGTTACTAACGAGCTCCTTAAGCGCGAGATAGATATCTTCGGCCTTAGAGAAATATTCGACTACTCCTGGCGCATTACGGAAGCGGGATAGCTCGACCATTTTTGGATCAAACAGCCGTATTCTGGCACCGCTGATGCTGCTGATCTGAGAGATAATCGAGTTCAAAAATACCGACTTCCCTGAACCAGTGGCACCGGCAATGAGCATATGCGGCGCTTTGGTGATATCGAAGGTGTACGTCTTGCCGTAGACGTCTACTCCAATGGCCAAATTATAGCCGTCCTGGCCCGTTGCAATACCGGGATAGGTCCTATGTACCCTTGGCACCTCAAAACCGATCAGAGAGGTGTTTGGGATAGGAGCGAGCACCCTGACTCCGGACGATCCGACGACCTGTTCGATATCGGCCACGTATCCGAGGAGCTTGCTCATTTTGAGCCCGATCGACGGGTTGAATCGGTAGAGATCGACGCTATGCCCTTCGATCTTGTCCTCAAACGAGATAAGCATCCCGTGCTCCATGAACTTCGTCTTGATTTTTTCTTCGATGGTCATAGATTCGTACTTTATGCCGGCGGCGTTGATAAACTTGGTTTCTGCGGTCTTGAGGAACTTACGCATCGATCCGGCAACCTCGATTTTCTTCTTAAGGAGATCTGTGATGGTCTTCACTCGGAGTTTCTTCATCATGGCCGCGGCCTCTTCTGATACGTCGAGCCGGTTGATATACGCCACCATGGCAACCTCGTTGTCGAACATCGAATAGATATTCGGTACGAACACCGCTTCGCCGTTGATGGCCCGCGTCATATCGTCATACATCCGAAAGTAGAAATCGAAGAACTGCTCGTTGCCCTTGTAGATCATCTCGTATTCCTTCACCTGGGAGCTCCCATCACGGTTCTTGGTGCACTTCACCTCCTCGAACGTCATGGAGTACGGCTCTTCTCCGTATTTCGCGTACACGCCGAGATAGTACTGGATCGCCTGGATTATCTTGGCCCCGTCTATTTTTTCCGGATCAGAGAAGGACCGTACCACCTTATAGTCTTTGATTTTTAATCTGTTCTCCTTATCGCGGACTACTTTGTCGGTGTACCCTTTGAGATTCACCGGGAGATCGAGCTTCTCTCCGCGCCATTCCACGTTTACAGACTCTTCAAAGAGCTCCTCGCACGAAACCATGGTCTCTCCTTCGTCGTGCTTCTTATCCGTCACGTACGAGCTATAGGCGAACGCGAACACCTCCTGTGCTTTCTGCTTGTTCGGAACGGTCTGCGAGAACTCTATGAAGCACTCTTCATACTCATAAAGAAACTCTGTCCCTGCCTCGAGACCCTCCTGGATCGGATCATCATTATTGGACTCCTTGGCGGCATAATATACCTCCATGGCCCTGTGGAAAGACTGCCCGATGACGCCGGATATTCCGCGCGTCGTATCGATCGTCTCTCCGTTGATGTATTGGATCTTGAAGAGGATTGGATTGGTTGAGAACTTTACAAAAGTGCTGTACGAGTAATGACTGAGCGGAAACTTCTCGATTTGCCGGTGGTCGGCGAGGCTTCTGACAACCTTTGGGAGTGTCATTTTCGGCCTGATCTTGACGGTTTTTTTCATATGCTATTTTCGTCAGACTTCGGCTCCATACCGACGATAGGGATACCGTCGTCCGGCATGTCGGTCGCTTCTGGCCGCTTATTGTTATCTCCTGGTGCCGTATCTTCTGTCTTAAGCATTCCGCCCATGGTGAGCGCGTTAGCCTCTTTCTTTGCCTCTTCCATGCGGTCAGCGATATTGCTGTCTTTGTTGTCTTCCGAAATAGCCCGGAAAATAGTATCGTTTTTTGGGACGAGCTTCGCCACCTGCTTAAGCACGGTCTTCTTCCACATCCAGAGATCCGGATCATTGTTCTCGTTCCATGGAGTATAGTCACCGACGTCGGCGCTTTTCTTCTTGGTCTTGTAGTCGTATCCGAAATATGACTTCGAGAAGCGCTGGCCTATATCGAGTATCTGTTTGCGGCTCATCACTTTCGATATTTTGCCACCCTGCTGGGTCTCGACAATAACGTAGGCGCCTATTGCCTTCCCGCGCTTGTCAGAGAACACGTCCGGCGTGTGAGATATAGCGCCATTCACGTATTCAAACTTGTCATTTTCGTAGACTATTTCTGCTACAATCGATCGGCATCCAGCACGATAAAACAGGGTGACCAATCCTTGGTACCCGAGCTGAAATTGTGCGATCGTCCCGCTCTTTGAATCGTACGGGAGAACATATGCCTCTCCGGATACGTTTGATGGCATGAACTCGAGCTGAGCCATGACCATAAAACTGTTGATAACAGACTCCGGTGAGCACTCGAGAAGCTTTGGCGTCCGCTGCAACGAAGATACTACTGCTGACAGAAACTTCATTGCTCGTTTCTCGTCGCCAAAATAATTCTGTATTTGTCTCTGGTACTGGTTTGCCAGAGTGAGTCGGAAATTCTTTACCTTCTCGTCTACCTGGCTGATTTCTTGGCTCATAAATGCGATTTCCTTAGGCGAATTAGAGGATTTTTGGCTAATCCTTTTTCTTGTCGGCCTTCCAGCGGGCCTCGGCCATCTTCTGGAAATGGGCCTTCCCGTACTTTTCTTTAGTAGCGACGCCTCCGCGCTTTCCGAGTGAGGCCGCTGCGCTCTGCATTGCTGATTTCTTCGTGGTCTTTTTCTTGATCGTCATAAATATAATATGTTACCGGTTGCTTAATGTTTCGACCTGTTTACTATGATACTACCGATTGCATAATCATGTCAAGCCTAGCGCTAGCATGTGCAAATGAGCATTTTTATGATACCATAACGCCATGGAAAAGATACAAAAAAATATACCGTCAGAGCATGATGAACAGTGCGCATTTGTCGAATGGCTCGAAGGCAATGGCTATCGATTTTCTGCTATCCCAAACGCTACCTGGACGAGTTTTTCACAACAAAAAAAGAACAAAATAGAGGGTGTCCGGCCCGGACTACCGGATCTTCTGGTCATTGTAAAAAATCACCTTGTCTGGATCGAGATGAAACGGTCTGATTTGAAGCCAAAACGTGGAGGTAGAGGCGGTCTTTCTCCATACCAAATATCCTGGATTGAAGCGCTCAATGGTTGCGAAAACTGCCAGGTATACGTTTGCTACGGATATTCTGAGGCAGTCGATGCGATCCACTCTGTAGCTGCTCTCCCATAGACAGCGAAAAGCCCGGTCGTTGCCGGGCCTCTCTTTTTGTTTTTATTTTGCTTTTTGTTTTCACTCCTTGAGAAATGGTGATGGGTCAACATATCCCTTGAAGCCATTGTTGTAGTTCTCCTTCCAGTTATACGGTCGAAATCCAAAATGGAGATGCGGGCCTGTAGAGGCGCCAGTATTACCAGTAAGCCCGATACGATCGCCCATAGCCACCTTCTGTCCGACCTTCACGTACTGCTTGGAGAGATGCCCATATATAGTCTGCTCGTCTTTGTAGTGCTGGATCCGGACGAACATGCCGTAGCCAGACTTTCCCTGATTGCCTACCTCTATAACGGTTCCGCCTTTGGCCGCAGTAACGTATCGGTGCGCGAGCGGAGAATCAACGAAACGAGTCCGGTAATCGAGGCCATTATGGCCTTTCATTCCGTACTGCGCGTACATTTTCGGGTTCTGGCCGAAGCCCTGAGTGAGATACACCTTGTCGATGGGGTGTCGCATAGATGTTTTTTATTTTGTTATGTCTCCGTTGGAATCTTTTGGTTTGACTGCAAAGTAGAATGTGAAGGCGGATCCTCCGAGGAGCATGAAGTTTGTTTCTGATAATCGTCCCATCACAAAGCTGATACACACAGTGATTGCGATCAGTATGAAGACGATCTTTGATGCAGACCTGAGTATTTCCATGAACATACTATACCAGTATTTTCCTAATAATTCCAGAACTCTTGAAAGATTGTCTTTGAGATTATCTTTCCGTCGTAGAGCTTTTCGATATATGCCTGGAACTCCTGATCGGTCATCTCATTCTTCGCATCATTAAGAATCCGCATCTTGGTAGTATTGAGCCGGGCCTTCTCAATACGCGCCGTCGTCTTATCTCCGAGCGCCGCTACCGTCGCCTGTCGGACCGCCTCTTTTTCAATCGCCTTCAGATCAGATTCGTAGTCATCGCTCTCCGGATCAAGATTCAATTCTTCAGCAGCTTTTGCCGCGGCATCTTCAGTAGAAAGCCCTTGTTTAAGGTATTTTTCTACGCTCGTCTCCTTGTTCGGAGTGTTTCCGCTCGCGTCAAACTGCTTGATGAGCATTGGGGTGATTGTCTTTTTGAGCTTTTTCGCGCCCTTAAGATCTCCGGCCTCGTAGCTTCCGTCAGATGCGTCGTCGGCGTATTCTTCAAGCAGTCCGATAGATTTTATAGCGGCCGCAAGATCTCCGAAGAACGCCAGCACGCGCGGCTCGCTCGCGAAGAACGTAGGGTCGAAAACTCCGATCGTTGAGAGAAGGTCTCTGACTGATTTATCAACCAGCTTCTCAAAGAAAGTTTTTTCTTTTTCGGTGTCTTTATCGCTTGATACCAGCGATTTTACTATGAGCGCCACAGTGCCAAGCACCATGATCGATCGGAATAGCTCAGCGCCTTCTCTGGAATAGAGGGCCTTGGCGAGTCCTTTGTCTTTTATATTCCCGACAATCGTGGTGATGTCTTTAAGGGTTGTTCGGAAAATCGGTACGGCCCATGTCTTGTACTGAGTAAGGACGCCGCCGGCTGACGTGCTTCCGATGATGGATTTCGCTCCGTCTACTACGCGCCATCTCCCCATGGCTATATTGAGCTCGCCAAGTCTCTGCGGGGTTATTTCTCCGGTCTTGTACTCTTCGTCGGTTATCGACCCGAGAAGGAACTGCTGATTAGCCCGGACCTGCGCGTCGCGGAAGAGGATGAATAGGCCGGCGTTGAAGCGGTCTCCGACGCCTTTTGATGCCTCTGCTAGCTCTGACCACGGATTTTTCCCGGTGAAATTGCGGTACTTTTTGAGGAAGCGCCGGCCCTTGAACGTAGCGTAGCGAGCAGATCCTTTGATATATGCCTTGACACCCATCTGCACGAAGTTGGTCGATTGCTCTCCAACGTTTGAGGCGATTCCGCCCGGGAGAGAGAGACCAAGGTCGAGGATTGTCGTCAGCGCACGGACGGACCGAAGCGCAAGATCAGCCTTTCCGCCTTGCCGCAGGAACCCGCCAAAATCGAATCGGCGGCCTTTTTTGTTGTTGAGATAATCGTTGAGAAAGCGCTTAAGGCTCCGATCCATGAGAAGGCCAGTTTTTGTCGCGCGTTTCGGCTCAATCGAATAGGTGTAGATGTCTAGTTTCGGTATGAGTCCGTCAAGCGCCCGCTTCTTTTCAAAAGCTCTAGTGTAAGAGAGGAATGCCGTCGCCACGTTTTCTGTCGGCTTAATACCGCCGGTGCGCTTGAGTGAGAACTGGAAGAACTTTTCGAGCGGAAGGATGTTCCCAGTATCGGCAGAAAGGATATTGAACGTAGCCTCGTCTTCTTGCTGCTGTGCGATGAGGTCACGGAAAGCTTCCACGATTCCATCGTCGCGAAGCGTCTCGAGGAAGCCTTTTCTAACGTGGGTGATGTAGTTTTCTCTATATTTTTCGAGCATCCCATTTTTCACGAGATAGTCTCTCATTTCTTCGTAGCTACGCCTTATGAACTCGGCCGCCTCTAATTCTTCTTTTGTCATGTCCAGGGCCAATCCTGACTTGTCAGTAGATTCCAAGTAGGAAAAAATCCTGCTATCTTTAGGGGTTAAACGATCAATTATCCCGCGGCTACGAGATTTCCGCGCTGCCTTTATGAGCTTGTTTGCCTGCTCTTCAATGGCCATAAAGCGGCTTTCTGCTTCGAGCGTCGCAGTGTTTGTTTCAGCGACAATCATCCAATAAAATGGGTTCGCTTCCGCGATGGCCGCATCGAATCGGAGCCGATCGAGCGATGGCGCTACCTGAATAGACCCCAACGATGTTAGCGGCATATTGATCCGGGCGGATAGCCGTTCGCGAGCCTCCCTGACTGTTTTTATCCACTTGAGCTCAGTGTTCTTTACGGTTTCAAGCTGGCGCTGAGTAAAAAACTCGTCACCTTCCTGAGAAAACTCGAGCGCCGCGTCGAACTCCTTGATTTGCTCGGTCGTCATCTTATCGATCGCCGGGAGCTTCATGGCCCGTCGGAGATTATCATAGCGCTTGAGCTGCTTTTCCTGTATCTGCCCTACGAGAAGCTCCATAGCCTGAGATCTAAGGATAGATTTTTCGGCCTGAACCTGGATGTGATTAAGGAATCCCTGGAACTCTGACTCTCCCATTGTCTGGATGTCGCGCGCGCCTCCGATCTTCTTAAATTCGCTGTCTGACAACCCAAAGAAGTCCTTGGCCGCCCGGACCTTCGCTTTCCGGTCACGGAACACCTTGAGACGTTCGTTATATTTCTTTCGCGCGATCGTCGAACCTATACGCATGCCCTGATAGAAGGCTCCCTTGCCATCTTTCGCTTCTGAAAGCTCAATTTCTAGCTTCTTCAGCTCCTCGTCTACTTTTCCGTAAATCTTGTCGCGATCATTCAGTATTCTCCGTATGGCTGATCCTGCAGTATCTGGAAGCTTCCTACGGTCGAACTGATCCCGGAGATAATCCGTCCCGCTATCGAATCCGGCTTCTGAGGCGAACGAGTCTATTTCCATGACAGTCTGGTATCCGCGCTGGACATAGACGTCTCTCCGCCCGGCCTCTGCTACGACGTATCTGCCATTCTTTTCCATAAGATAGCCTTCGCCCATAGCGTCACTGATGGATCCTTCTTTCTGGAAATAGGTACTATTCTTGATGCCCTGGACGATGTTTTCGTTTGGAGCTTCGTAGTTTTCCCGGTTGATTTCAGCCTCCGCGGCAACCTGTTGCCCCTCTTCGGTGGCAAGAAAAGCGGCCTCGCGCTTACGCTTAAGCTCGCGCAACTCGCGGCGACGAGAGATGATCTTTGAAAAACGAACCGTCTTCGTTTCTTTTTCTTTTTTTGCGGATGCGACCATACGCTCGGGCGCCTGGTCGATATCTATGTTTTTCCCGTCGTTTCCAAACTGTATTTCTCCAGGGATTACCCCTTGTTTCCCGAGAAAATCCAAATATCCAGCAGGAGGAACAAATGTACCGCCGTTTGGATTGAAGACGTCCTTATACATTTCGTCAAGCGCCCGCTTTTTTGCTTTTGCGCTGAACCGTTTATTTTTGAATGTTGCCTGGTTGATTCGCTCAAGAAGCCGGACAATGGCAGAAACCATATCTCGGTAGATCTTTTCAACGCCTCTCAGCGGCTTGTCACCGCGAGAATTCATGTACCTATTGAAAGTCTCATCGGCCATAAATGTTATAACTGATTTTTCTGTGCCATCCCAGTTTACGAGTAGGCCCTTTTTAGAGGCCTGCATGGCACGCTTCATATAATCATAAACCATGCCCGGCTGATCATCGTAAAGCCCTATGAATTCTTTTTCCCTGTTTACGTCATTAGAGATATCTATGTACCATTCTTCTATTTCCATCTGCTTGTCTCTAGGGAGCATCACAAAAGCAGCATGATTTATCTCATGCCTGAGGACGTTTTCAAACTCATCTGGTGTGAGCTGAAGCGACGTCTCTACCATCCCTTTTTTGACCCGAAATAACCCTTGCGTTACGAATCCATCGTCTCCGCCATTAGACAAAAGATCCCATGCTATACGGTATTGCAAAGCAGCACGAAGCGCCGGATTGGTTTCTTTCTGTATCCTCCGTACCGTCTCAAACGCCTGACCGTTGCTGATATATTTTTCAATTTTGTCTGTCGTTATTGCGTCTATCGCGTTCGATCCTGTAAACTTACCGTCTTTGCCCCGTGTTGAACGATCAGCCTTTGAAAAGATCGCTCCTTCATCATCGACTTGAAGCGTTGAAACGAGCTGCTGCATAGTTTCGGTCAATTTTTTCGCCTCTTCACCGACCGCGTATGGGTATATTTCTCCCATGAAAGATTTTTCGAGGTCTTCGATATCGCTCACGTTTACCAGAAAGTCGTTCTGTGTCCCGCGCTCGATCATTTTGTTTTTCACGTAGACCTCAAAAGCTCTCGCCCCCAGCTCCGTTGGAAGAACAAAGTACGGTTTTCCTTTATATCCGTCTGCCTGGACAGAGCGCTTATAGACGTCCGACTTTTTGATGAAATCCATGAGGTTGTTGACCTCTGTTTTCAGTTCTTCTCTTGGATAATTTCGCGTCCCGGTAACGAAATTGGTTGATCGTCCACTCTTTCGAGAGAGGTAATTATCGAGTGCGTGCCACCATTCGTGTGCGATCGTTCCGGCACCATTCTCCTTGGTGATATTTATGACTACCTTATCCGGCTCATAGTGAGCCAGGGCACCAACAACGCCGCGTGACCCGAACGCGAAACCTAGTTCGCCATTCAATGAAAGCGCTGTATCCGGTACTCCCAGTATCACAGCAAGCTCCTTGAAAGAATCGTAAGCCATATTAAGGCGTGGAATACGCTCTGCTTGTGTGACCCAATTCCCGAACTCGACGCCACGGAAGCCAAATGTCCGCATGAACTCATCGGCCGTCACATCGCGACCGTCACGGTATGATTTCCCGACGTGGGTATTTTCGTTTCCGCGGAAAGAACTCTCATCGAAATTGGTGAGCTCCTCGACTTTTTTCACGTACTCATCGATTTTCTCTTTCTTAGCAGCACGGGCTTCTTCGGTTGTTTCAAATTGCTCGAGCTTAATGAACTTTCCGTTTTTTTTGTATCCGACGACGGGTGTTCGGGCAGCCGTAACAAGGAAGACGCTGATGCTGTCTGCGATATTGGCTTTCCCACGAGCTTTCTTGTCGACTGAGAGATACTCTGCGACTTTCGAGTAGAACTCTGCTTGCGTTTTGGCATTGACGCCTCGGATTGAGGTACCATTCTTCGATAGCGTGAAATCGTGATGCAACTCTCCATTGTCGCCATCCTTGGTATAGCGCCACGACCGAATGATCGCGGAATATGGCCTGATGGCTTCGTTATTGATGAAATCAAAATGCTTGTACATAGCGATTGACTCCGACATACTCAAATCTTTCCCGGACAATTCTTCTACCGCTATATTGAGTCGCTCATTGTTTGTGACCATGCCCTGCGCGAATGTGCGAAGTGCCTGGACACCCTGAATGTACCGGCTAAACTTGCTCCGGCTGGTACGGATTTTTTTTCCAAGTACCGATACAAAGAATGTGTACGTTCCGAGTGCCTCTTCGCTGGTTCCGTTCGCGATAAGGCTCTGGTAATCGACAGTCGGTATAGCTTTTTCACGTGGCAGGTCAGCAATTTCACTCGCTGAGTATTCCTTCATGATCGAGTCCTTGGTTTCCTGGTAGAGATCTTTCCTGGCTCCGCCGATTTTTTCCCCAACATCAGTATTTTTGACCTCAGATTTTTGGCCAAAGCGCCGTACTGGTTTTTTGGGTGCTTCTAATTCCGTCTCATTTTTAGCCTCTGTTTTTTCCTTTGGTTGAGCATCTTTTACCGTTTCTTCTACTGGTTCTGGTTTCTCGTCTTTTTTCGTAACCGGTTTTTCCTCCTTTTTTTCTGACTTATCCACAGGTTGTACACTATCTTTTTTCGTGTGGTATGACTCATAAAACGCCTTGATGGCGCGATAAACACCGGTACGGTCGTCCATCTGAACGTCCGGAGCAATCCTGGAAATAAGAGTACTCTCGTCAAGATTTTTTTGGAACGATTCAAGGGTGTCGGATGAGACGGCTGTTTTAATGTATCTCTGATTTATTGGATCCGTGCTATCAAAAGACGCAAGACCCGGAGCGTTATCGTTTACTTGATTCGTAGCTTCTCCTGATTCCTTTGAAAGCTGCTCTTCGCTTGTCTGAGCCGTTTCTTTAATTGACGGCAGAGCGCTTTCAAACTTTGCCTTCCCGGAAAGCAGCGCGTCGGCCTCATCAAAAATACGCTGAAACTTTATGGCCTCCTCATTGTCGGCCGCGTTTGAAAGCTGCTCCTCTACCCACGATTTGATCGTCTCAGAGGCTTTTTTAATGGCTTCTTCCTGGCTTCCAACGGTATCCTGATTATCGAAATTCGAGTCGAGCGAGGTGCTACCGACGTCCGCGCTGAACCGATAGGAAAACTTCCCGTCTGGGTAGGCGACGGTTTCGATCTGCATGAGCGGACTCTCCTGCTCGTTTTGCGCTATGTAAACCGGCCGCTCCTTGAAAGCGATCTCGTAGTCAGAGAGAGCATCCCGTACCGCGGCGTACTGCTCGAGCGCTACCGGATTATCCTGATTCTTTTCGGCTGATTCCTTGAATGTGATGGCCTGGTCGCGGAGCTTGGCAATATCTACGTCGGCGCTCAGAGATGGAGAGCCTTTTTTCTCCTCATCTGATCCTGGCTTCTTTGGCTGGAGCGATGGGTCTACTCCGTCATTCCCGGTTGCGGCCACGCCGGCCATGGTTGCAAATCCGGTAATGACACCTCCGGAGATGCCACCGACGAGGAACTCGTTTAAGAGGCCTCCGTTGAGGACGTAGTTTTTGGTCTTATCAATCACCGAGAGCTTCTCTTCGTCGCTCTTAGCGTCATTGTAGTCATTGGCGTACTTCACCATTGTCTGGCTGACTTCGGTCGAGCCTTCCACGATGGCCCCCTTGACGGTCTGCGCCGCGACATTTCCAGCGGTCCGCTTCGCGCTGTCTTTGATGATGGCCTTAAGAGAGCTCTCTACCAGGCCACCGAGGGCAATATCACCGATCGTGTCTACGGCGATATTTTTCTTGCTGGTGACGGATCCTTTTTCTTGGCGCTGTGATTCGGCCGAAATGGCCCCGTAGTAGGTCATGCCGACGGCCTGGCCGGCTTTCGGGCTGCGCGTGATAAAAGACGCCCCAACAGACAGAAGCACTCCGACCGCTGACTGCGCGCCGCTGTCCTGGACATCAGCTAGAAGCTTCTGCCATCGTGGACTTTCTGGATTATTCCTCCATTCCATGAGCGATGAAAGCGCCTCGTCATAGGTATCGTCTCCGATGGCCTTCACTCTGGCTATGGCCTTAAGCGGAAGATTTGAGGTGCTCTTTGCAACCTCTCCGGTTATTTTAGCTCCTGTTTCTGTGTTTAGAGCCGTCAATACTGGATCATCGATCCAATTTTTCGTTTTTTCGTCGATAACTCCACGGTCAAACGCATCCTGGACGCTTGAATCGACCTGTTTTTTGAGCTTGTATGCGTTTCCGACAGGAGTTGTGCCTAATACGGCTTCTGCGATTTTTGGATGCTCCTCGGCCGTTTTAACGATGAAATCGCTAGCCGCGTTGTACGCGTCGAGCCCACCCTTCACAACCCGCGAAGCCACACCAAATCCGGCGACAGCATAGTCCGCTACCGTATTGAGCGCTTTATCTGCGGCGCTCTCGTTTTTCTTGTTCTGCTGATCTGCCAGGCGCTGAGTTTCCTCATTTTGAAGGCGCTCTTGGTTCTTGCGATCCTCTTCGATGATCCGATCAAGCTCTGACTGCTGCTCGTCGTCCTTCTTTCTCTCGATGAGCGTCATGCCACTTGATCCTCTGCCAGCGTTGGTGTTTGCCCCAGGGATGAGTCGCATATTACATGTCTTTTGGATTGATAAAGCCTGAGATTCTCTGTCCTTTTTCGTTTACTTTCCCGCCGTATGTCGCCAGGAAATCGCTCGTTTTACCGCCGGCTGCCTGCCACTCACTGAGCGCCGCCTTCCACACTGACGGGTTGATAAAACCGTCTTTACCCTTGGCCGCGCTGTTGAGCTTATTAAAGATGTAGTTTTCGTTGGCCGCGTACGTATCTGCCTTATCGTCAGCCGTTCCGGTTACCTTCCCCTGACCGACAAGCATATTCGAGGTCTTGAGAGCGCCGTTCTTGTCTTTGGTGACGACGGAAATGTATTCTTTTCCTCCGGCATCCTGCCAGCTCTTAGTGGTGATGATCTCGCCGCCAGGGTTCTTTGACGCGATAGATGTAAACGTACCCATCGGAAGGCCAGACTGGAGCTCAAGCTTGGCTACCATGCTCTGAGTGCTCTTATCGAGCGATTTGTACCCGTCAGGGTTATTGGCGATGTTGTTGTATATGATCTGCAGGTTCGCTCTAGCGTTGTCCTGGACACGCTCCTGCTCAGTTTTGATGCTGTCGTCGATACCCTTTACCATGTTAAAAGTCTGGACCGCCTGAGAGAACTTCGTGTCGTATTGTCCCTTGGCCACGTCGTAGTCCATACCCTTAAACTTGATGATCTCCCCGATCACGGCGTACTTGGTATTGAGCTCGTTAGTTATGGTATTTTTCTGCCGGTCGAGGTAGTCCATCTCATCGCGGGCCTGCTGCTCCTGCTCGGAGACGCGGCCCTCAATAACGCCCATAGCGACAGCTTTCCCCTGGTTTGCGCCCTTATTTACGCGGGCCTGTTCTGCTAGGGCCTCCTGCTGCGCGGTTATATCATTGAGCTTTCCTTCGAGCGTATCAACGCCATAATCACCGCGGAGACCCATATAGGTCTCTTCGTACTTCGGAGCGTCCGGCATGGCTGAGTCGAGTCCAGAAAGCTTTTCGCCCATCCCTAGCTCATCGGCGATCGCCTTGTATCGGCTTACAGAAGATCTTACAGAAACCTCATCTCCGGTGGCGGCGTCCGTAATTTGATTTGCGTTGATAAACGACTTGGCGTCATCGAGTGATCCGACTTTCGATGGTGAAGACGGAGCAGATTTACCGGGAGTAATGGCCCCGGTATTATAATTCAGCGTTCCGCCGGTAGATCGTGCTTCATATTCTCTAGCCGACTCTCCTTTTTTTCTCGGGCTAACTGCCGTAGTAGAAGGAGCAGATGAAGACGGCGTGCTCTTCCCTTGTTTCGATGCTGATTTAGAATAATCGACGGCGACGCCTGCCTGTTTTGCAGCGTATTCGCGAGCTGATAGTCCGCCTCGGTCTTTGCTTGCCATAGGATTTTATTTCGCGCGCGGCGAGAACTCGATATCGACGAACGATCCAGTCCGCCGGAGTACCCACAGGGCCATTTTAATGATTACCCCTGGATTTTTTCGATTAGACACGACAAAACGGGCATTGAGCCCGTATTTTTCCAAAAGAGCAGCATTCGCTTTGATATAGGCCTTAGCACGAACCTCAATCGGAACGTCAGACATTTTTATCGTCTTCTTCTTTTTTGGTGTTTTTTTCTCTGGCATCACTTTTCGTTTTATGGATATTATAGCACGTTTTTTCATTTTAGTATTGCGTTTTCTCCTTCATCCCATTCGATAGCCGCCTCTGAATGACCTTGTGGTTTCTTTTGCCAGGAAAACAGCCAGTCAATCAGCTTATGAATCCATGTCCCGTTGTAGTTTTTCCCGACCCGAGATGATATCGTCTCGTCGCAATCTCCTCCTAGAATGGTATTGACAAGCTGGTCGATCGAGACAAGGACATTCTTTATGTATTTTTTGAGCATATGACTACCCATTACCGATGACTTGGCCGACCGTCGCCGTCTGCGCTGACCCCTTATTGGTTAGAAGGCCATCCTTCCACGTGAACGCTTGGTACTCGTATTTCAGGTTGTTTCCGCTGAGATACACAGACGTTACGATATCCTCTGACGTTGTGGACCCAGATGATCCGTCGCTTGATCTAAAGGTCCCTCCACAAAATATGTCTCCATCGTTATATATGGTTCCCTTTATGTACAGGTCATTTGCGTCATCTAGCCGCAAGGACAAAACGCCATCATTGTATACGGCAAATCCGTCAGTTCCCCCGCCATCGTTATAGGTTAGAAATAGGTTGTTGTCGGCATTCAGTAGCAGATTTCCTGATGTGTCAGAGAACATAGACGCCTTCTCACCTCCTCCGTATCTGAAAGACAAATTGCCTGTATTTTCAAGCCATATGTCTGCACCGGTACCATTGTTCGCCTTGATAGTAGACCCGTTGATAGATACGCCGGTAAACGTACCGGCCGTAACCGTACCGAACGTGCCGGATGCGGCTACAAGCGTACCGCCAAACGTGGCATTTCCGCCGGTGTCGATGGCGAATGTCGTGGCTCCCGCCTTTTTACCGAGTATGCCGGTCGGGCTGATCCAGACTCCATTGTTTGCATCGGTAGCCATTGCGATGGCTCCAAATCCAGTGAACTCAAACTCGCCGAGTATCTGCTTTGATTGCGTGTTGATAGACGTGGAAATGAGCTCATTGATGAAATTACCGTCTCCATCAATAGCGCCGGCTATAATGTCGCCACCGAGGCCGTTAATGAGGATGCTATTCGCGACAACATTCCCGAGCATATCCACCCTGAAAGGAGCCTCAGAAAAAAGATTTCCACCAAGCCACATCCCCGATTTGTCCACCTTAAAGGCAGTCGCGCCAACGCCAACCGCCAGATCTTCGAGCGTATTGAAGAACTGCGATGCGTAAGCCCTCACCTCTTCTGCCGCCGTTGGAGGAGTCGCTGGGCTTGAGTATGGTACGTTTGTGAATATTTCTTCTGTCATACTATTCTTCAAAGGAGAAATGAGACGTTTCGAGCTCTGGCGCGTCGTTTCCGTTTGAATTAAGCTCGACTTTAAACTTTACAGTTGAGGCTTTAATAAGCGTTTTGTTGTATTTTCTTTTGTTTTGAGCGTCTTCTGTGAGCGTAACTTCAGCGTAGTTTCCGTGGTTGATAGAGGCGTAGAGCTTGATGCTTGTTCCCGCCGGCAATGTCCGGTAGTATATTTCGGCCAGAAATTCCTTCTCTTCTCCCGGGTCTGCTTTGATTATGCGCGTCTCAAAATAGGCTGATGCGAACTTGTTGGCGGTGTCGATCTTATCGATTCCGTATGTGCTCCCGTCTTTCCATGAGACGAGCATGTCGGTACCGACGAGCGCGATGGCGCCGATTTCTACGCCGCTCGTATGGCCGGTCGATATAGGGTAAGTCAGGTCGATCACCTTGTTATATTCTCGCGAATAGGATCCGAACGAGTATACACCTTCGAGCGTCGGGTTTCCATTGACGTTTGAAAGTCCGAAAATCGGCATGCCGTTGACGTTGGCTACCGCATCTGGATGAACGATGGCCGCCTTGTCGCTGAACGGGCCGCCCCAGTCTCCTGGTATGCGCTTATACTGCTCCATCTGCTGGCCATTGAAGATGTAGAAATTGCCCTTTTTTCCGATATTGGCCACGACGTAGTTGTCCGTCTTGAGGAAACTGTTGACTCCGATTTCTGGGAGCTCATCCTGGAAAGTAAACGACACACTCCAGGTGTTCCAGAGGGCGACGATCGCTTCAACAACGGTCGATGCCACATAGGTCCCGGAAAGGATCCCCGTAATGTATTTTCCGACAGCTGATATCCTGTGATGGATAGGGTATGGCAGATCGAGCGCTGTCGCCGAGAAAACAGCTCCGTCTACCTGCGCCAGCGCGTATCCGTCTGCGATATAGAGAATAGCGTTTTGGACGCACATATCGTGGAAATCGATATCTGTTCTCGCAAACGTAGCCCAGTTGAGACCAACGGTAGTCCAGGTTGAAACGAGCGCGTCTGCAAGAGCGATCCGGTGCAGTCGCGATTGTGTCGCCCAGAATATGTACCCGCCGTATTCTGCCGCCCCGAGGCATTTCGACTCTCCGGCAGCGGCGACAGTCGTGTATGCGAGCTCAACCGTGAAATCAGCTTTTACGCGCCAGATTTTTCCGGAATCAGCATCGAAAAAGTATGTTTCCCCATTCGAGCAGACGACCTTTCTCTTGCAAAGCCCTGTTACTGTCGATGCCGATATCTTAGTGAGTTTTTGCGCGACTTTCGTCAGTCCAGGGACAGAATGTAGATCGAGACCAACGGCCTGGTATACAGAGTTGCTAATCCCAATGTATTCAGAATCAGAGATGCCTCCCAGTATTTGGTTTTCAATTTTTATGAGTGGCATATTTTTTCGTTACTTGATTTCAATATTCGATATAATTGATTTCTTTACGATTTTTATTAAAAATCCCATGCCCTCAACGCCCATATATCCGCCAGTGCCGGCGAGAGCCAGGGTTATATAGCTTCCTTCTGAGAAAAAGTGTAGTCCGATCAGCGCGAACATAACGCCAGAGAATGAAGATATCACCGTCAAAACCAGTATATCCATCGGGCTTTTTGTCCCACCATGCCTGTGGGCATTGAGCGCATGGACTAGCGCACCAAAAAAAGCGATGAATCCGTGCATCCCAAGTAGACCCGTTGCTAAAACCCTCTCTGGCATAATATTTTTTGTTAGCACGTACAATTTACTTTTTTACATCGATCGCATTTTTCTTGATTCGGCATATTTTTTAGTCTTGTAGCCTATTATTTTTTGTCCAGCTATCTTCGTCATTTATTCTCGCGCCAGTGGTCCATTCAGACCCAGGAGCAGACCTCCCTATTCTGTCCCATTCGGTAACCACTCTACTGGTCCTGATCCAAGTGCCTATCTGCCTGAGTACAGTCAGTGATGATACGATGACCCCCTGTACGCTCTTTTTTAATATCAGAGACGCGACGAGAAGGTACTGTATATTTTTTTTGATCGTTACCGGTGATGAAACCATTGACTGTATATTGCGATTAATTGTGATCGCCGTTACGAGTATCCCGCCAAGATCTTTCAGTATGGTAATCGACGACACTACGGCGCTCTGGACTGTCTTTTTTAGAGTCAATGATGCCGCTACTGTATTTTGTACGGTCTTTTTAAGAACAATCGATGCAGAGATCGTGTTCTGGACTGTCCGCTTTACAATAAGGCTGACGATAACCGTTATCCGTCCGATACCTGTCGCACCATATTGGGTTGTACCGTAGCTGTTTGCTCCGTACATATTATTTTAAAATTAAGCTGTTCTAACCCATCGATACACAACTATATATGGTTGCAACACACTAAAAGCTGGTGTAGTAGCTGAAAATGTGTGTAAGTGCGTTCCACCTTTATTTGTTCCTGATGAACCTCCAGTAGGAACGTCAGCTGTGTAAGTTGATGTGTTACCAGATACTGATGTTGTATTTGTTTTGGCTCCACCGGTCTCTCCGTTTGTATCAAATTCTGTTTGACCGGTATCTATTGCAACAGTTACTTGTCCTGTTCCGAACGCAGACCATGTTCCAAAACCGAGCAGTGTACCTGGGTTTGTAGAAACATTGAACTCTCGAATCGTTCCGACTGGGTTGAGGTAGCTACCGATAGCCGCTTTTAGGTTTAGGAAGGAAAGCTTTTTAAGGATGTAGGATGCAGCCGAGTCGGCAATACCAAATTCATCAGAATCGGCTGGTGTAGTCTTCGCTGTCGCTTGATTGATTCTTTCTTCAACGATAGTTTGCAAATCATTGGCAGAGAAAATACAGGATACGGATTTCGTCCCGGAAGAAAAGTTTACGAGCGAACCAGCATTTGAAGACGCGTATACCGTAACTCGAGTAAGCGTATCTGGAGAACCATCTGTGAAGACTCCCTCTCCGACTTCCCACTCCGAAGAATCAGCCGACTCAATAAGGTATCGAACCGTGCTCCCTGATGTTATAGCCGACGCAAAAGTGCGAAACCCGACAGGAGCGGTAGCACCCAAATTGACAGTACCTGTCCCGGTTGTGGTAGTTTGGTCCTTTACTCGGTCTTTTCGTTCGAGTGCCATATGTTTCCTTGTCTAATCCAAATTAAGGATTGGTATTCCCGCTCGTTTCGATGGTGGCCTGATCGGCAACTGCGGCGGCTCCGGCGGTTACGGTCCAACGAATCCAGATACCCTTCATTTCTCCAGGTGCCATATTCCCGATTGAAATACCAGACGCGGCATTCGCTGGAGATGAAAATGCAGGCCCTGATGGCGCTGTGTTCTCGTTGGCGATCGTTTCTATGGTAGAGGTACCAACCGCCTCATCAGCGATCGCTATGGCCACCACGGTGTCTGCAGACGGCGTATTTGACGATATGTAGACTACAACGTCCTCATAGGTGATGGTTGCGTGGGTATTTTTGATGAAAAATGCCCGATATTCGATGTCTCCGGCAGCCGCTTCGGCCCCGGTTGTCTTATCAAAAAGATTATGGAGCGTGTTATCTACTATCTCGACCGATGAAATTGCACCTCCGAGAGCGGCATTAGGATCTGAATTGGCCGCACCACCAGAGAGATATTTTTTGATGTCTGACGCTACTATCGGCATATTTTTATGTGTTTTTTCTTGTTATATACGTTCTGAGTGAGTCTCATGACCTTCTAGTACTGTTGGCCATCGTTATATGGCGTCGTAGCGATAACTGATCGGTCCTGGTTCCCTCCAGTGATTGCATTCAGCGCTCGCTCGATATCCACGTTGTAAAGCGCCTCCATCGGAGAAAGCTTACGCGGCTTCGGGAGGCTTGATTTGTATCCTATCGATACGCGACGGGCCAGGAGCTCATGAAACTGACGCGGAAATCCGTGAGTTGTTGTGCTTGGATCGACACTCATATCAACCGTTGACGCGAGATCTGTTATGTCTGCCGGGTAGATAATGGCCCACAGCTTGAGTCCGGCCGTAACAGAAATTATTGCATCACCGCTGTATATCCAGAGCGATCTTCGGAAAATGTCGTACTTCGGAGATAGAGATCCGAATTGCTCGATAATATCTGTCTCTGATGTCGGCCGCTTGTACGAGTTGATATCAAACTCGCTGAGATGGAGAAATTTTGTTCCGTTGAGCTTGGCTTCGACGTACTTAATGCTGTTCAGAATCTCATCAGGCAACGCATACTCTCTCCGTCCTGCCTCAAGATCTCTCGTAAAGAGCATTCCAAAGTAATCCTCATTTCTGAGGACAATCTCAGCAGCTATCTCGTCCTTGTACGGATTGGCGAGCTTTAAGATTTCGGCGTCCGTAAAGGTCGTCGAGTCTGTTCCCGTGTAGAACCGTACGAGTGCTGCAAAATTGGCTGGAGTCATATTGGTTTGAGAATAGAGGCAGAAATGGCGATTTCCTGCTTGTTTAGCCGACTGCTACCCAGCTGATCTGCTCGCTCGACACCAAAACGTCGGTATCGAGACCGAGGACAAACCCGTTATCCGATACCGTAATACCGTTCGAGGTTACCTTGCTACGAACGCCGGTCGATCCAACGGTCTTGCACGCGCTAGCGGCAGCCATTCCTTCGTACCATTCAAACATGTCTCCGCTGTCAACATTGACGACCTTGACGTACCGAGGGCGGAAACCGACGGTGAATGCGGTCGCAGCGACGGTACCAGTGTCGAGGAATCGACCGACCGCCTGGTTGCGCACGTGACTGTGCGTCTGTGTGGCTGTTTGTGCCATAAAATTAGAATAATTATTCTATTTAATCATGATGGCGATTTCAGGACATAAATTGTACGATGGCTATCCTAGAGCCTCAGCGTGCTCATCATCGCGGTCGAATAGCATGTGAGAACCAGCCTCCATTTCAACCTGATATTTTTCTGCGATAATCTGGGCCATTGGGACAGGGATAGTAACAATCGTGTTCTTTTTGATGTTGATCCGGTATCCGTTCAGAGAAACCGTCTCGGTAGCACCAGGCTTTTCTCCTGGCTGCAGAGGGATCATGAACTGAGTCTGTGGCCCGGTTATGAGCTCATGCTTCGATCGCCGAGCATGATAATCCTCTTTCTGCTGATCATTGAGTGACCGGTATTCCTTGTCGGAAAGAGGCTGGAAATTACTCACATCGGCGTTCCCAACCTTTTCGATTGGCTTGGCCACAGCCGGAACGTCAGCAGGAGCCTCTTCCGGAGCAGCTGCCTCATTGACTGATTCTTCAGTATCAACAAGCGCGTTCTTCTTTGGTTCTTTTGCCATATGGCTTTTGTACTTACTTTATTAGAGCGAGGGCCTTGGCGGACGATTTGCAAGGCCAAGATTGGCGATTTCAACCAAGGTTAGACCTTGGCGCACTCGATACGATACAGGAAGTCGTCGTTGAGGATCTTCGCCACGAAGGTTGCCTTCCAACCGGACGTTGCGCGCTGATCCAACGGATCGGCAGAACCAGCAGAACCGAGCGGCTTGATGATGTTCTTCATCGACTCGCCAGAGATGCGGCTGATACCGTATGCGTGCTGTCCGAAAATGACGGCCGTGTACACATCGATTCCTGCTCCACCCTGACCGGTGAACACCTTAGCATTCGTGGTCTCGATGAAACGGATATCATTGTAGTACCCGAATTCCCCCTCCATAATGTTCTGCTTCGACGCGTACTTTTCTACACCGACAAACCCAGTGAAACCCTTGATGGTCTGAGAGAGCTCAGTGTGGACGATACAAACGTAACCGGCATTGATCGGAGTCGTGTTGATGCCGGTAGAGGCATCCATCATGGTCGTCAGCTTGCGAGCCTTCGCCGCCTTGAGCGTGGTCAGAGCGGTATTAAAGTTCGCGACAACGAGCACATCACCAGCAACGATAGCACCACGGCTTGCGCGCGCGTTAACACGGGCAACAACGGTACCGGCGTTGATAATGTCACGAGTCAGCTGATCGAGAGTATCACCGGCCTGGTCTCCGAGGAGATCTCCAGTTTCGGTGAGAATAGCGTCAGGAGACGAATACTGAAGAACATCAGAAATCGTGATGAAATCACCATACTGCAGAACAGTGGCAGTAATGTCGGTGACAGACAGAGACTTGCCAGCTGGGGTAACGCCCTCAGAAAGCGGAGTCGTGGCAGCAGCGAGGTTGCCATAACGTCGGAACTTGATCGTGGTCGTCCCGGCATTGCGTGGGAGATCACGGACCTGAGCAAAGTTTGTATGCACCAAGAGAGAGGTCACTCTCAGGAGCAGGTTTTTGTCGTAAAACGCGGATACTTCATCCGGGATTTCGACGCGTGTCATCGTAGGCATTTTGTTTATTTTATTTTTTTACTACACCTTCGGGTGCAGGATATTGAGTTTTTGTTTCTCAAAGTCTTCCTTACCCATATTGGCCCAGTCAGGCGTTTGGCCTTCGTCTGAGCGAGCAGATCCGCCGCCGGTACCGCTACGAGCGGCCTCGTCCTCTGCCTCCTTGGCCTTTTTGGCTCCGATTTTAATCAGATCCGGGCCGGCGGCTGCATAGAACAAGTCCTCGATAGGGACCGCGCGTCGTGACGGATGCTTCATGTCGCGCATTACTCGCGCTTCATAAGGCTTGAACTCTGGATGCGCGGAGATAAACTCCTGCACCTCAGCCTTGTCCTCCGCCTGAATCCGCTCCTCGAAAATAGGAGCGAGTATTTTCGACGCTACTTTTGCGATGACTTTTTCGTCCTCAGGATCGACGTCTCCATCTGATTCGTCTTCTCCCTCATTCTCCTCATCGCTCTTTCCGGAGCCTTCCTCCTTCTTGAGCTTCTCAATCTTGCGCGCTTGGCGCTCGATGATGAAGTCCTTGGCCGTTTTACGGGCTCTGACGGCGGGCTCCTTGTCATCGTCCCCGCTGGTACCGTCGGAATCCTTCGGCTCTGGATCGCCATCGCCTTCTTTCCCTTCCCCGGCTGCGGCAGCACCCTCCGCGCCTTCGTCTTTGTTTACGGTGGTTTCATCACCGGCCGGATTACCGGCCTCACCTGCACCCCCTGTGCCGGCGGCTGCGTTTTCACCTTCTGGCATGATTTTGTTTTTACGCGTCCCGTGAAAAATGCCGAGTAAAACACGTGACGGATGATTTAGACACGCACGAACGATTAAGATCGTGCGGATGAGCTTTGTGGGCTCAGTTCAACCATTCACCGCATTTCTGCGTTCGACTATCAAGTGGAAATCGCCAAAGCCCTCGATAGCTTTTGATGAAGAATGGCTGAACCGAGCCAAAAACGCTCGGTTAGATTGTTAAGTTCCTGCTTTCATTCTCCGTTCTTCGATGATATCCTCTGCCGTCTTGAAATAAGGATCGAAGTTTTCAGGAGCAATGGATTCCATGCTGAGCTGTTTCGCATAATTTGCCGGAGTATCTCTCAGCTCGACAAGGTAGTCATGTTTCGCCCGGAGCTGATCTACCTCGAAATCAGAGAGGACGCGCTTGGTCTGAGGATCGCATTTCGAGATTATCGCCCTTTCAAGGTAGTCAATATTGCTATCACAGATCCGAACGATTATAGCCCATCCTTCTGTCGCTGCCATAGACTGGAGCGCGAGCACCATACGACCAGTGTCGGTCGGCGCTTTCGCCTTCCTGGTCTTGATAACCATCATCGGAAGTTTTGTCTCTTTCTTCTTTGTCATAGGCTACATTTTTTGTGGCTGTGGCATCTGTCCTCCAATCCCCTGCATCTTGTCCATGGCGCCGGCGATATCCATCTGTTCCTGGGTGTCTTTCTGTGGGAAAAGTTCTGGACGCTCCTTTTTAAGCAGCATATTGCGCTTGTGCGCGTTCATATGGGCATATTTCTCAGGTCCGTCCTTGGCTTTGTTGTGGATTTCCATATGGATCATGTCGTCGTCCGTCGGCTCGACATCGACCAGCTTTCCAGAATTGAGCTCATTATTCTCGTCTTCTGCTTCCAGTTCGTCGTAGGTTGGCGGCAATACACGATCAATTTCATCCTTTGACAATCCGGACAGCTTTCCGAGGTGCTTGAGCATAAATCGAGAATTAGCGGCCTGCGGTCCGACAATGGCCAAAACGTCCTTGACATATCCGCGGAACATCTGGAGCTTCTGCAGCCGCTGTTCGTCGGCTATAACCTTCGAGCTGATATCAACATCCGGGTCTTCAGAAAGTATGAGGTTCTCACGCGAGAACGTGCGCCACTGCGGCCCAATAGATCCGGCGATTCGTATTACCTTATCGGTGATGCCATCCTTGAAATGCCGCTTATAGAGGCGATACCACTGCTTCCAGAAGCGCTTTTCAGACCATCCGAACACCTTAGCAGATAGTGAGTAGCGGGTATCAACCTTGGAGGCCACCAAATTGATCTCTCCGAGCGTTCTCTTGTCCTCTGATTGCACTCCTTGCTGGATCTCTGGAGTCGCCGTAGCCCTCTGAGCCGCCGTATCGAGCACGTCGAGTATCCATTGGACGTCTGACTTGATACCTTCTTTCTGGAGCGGTATTGCCGCGCCATTAACGTCTCCATCAACACCAACAAACTTGTTTGTCTCGAAATTGAGGTCTGCCTTATTCTTGATTTTTGTCGTGTTATATAGATAGACAGGGTGAAGATTTGATTTTGCTATCTGGATACCGAGATTTTGCATGACTGATCTGGCCCGCTGCTTGTCTTCGGTAAGATCCGGGATAGAAACACCATCCCAGTCATGGGACATCGGGTAGATCGCTCGGTCGATAATCGGCCACAAATCATCATCGAGAACGGTCAATCGCACTACCTTTGTGCGCTTGTTTGCCAAAGTGACGAGCACTTTCTGCCCCCGCCACATGGTAAACCACTCCAAAAGCTCATAATCTTTGTTCTCACCGATGAGAGACTTTTGCTGAGAAGGCGATCCAAGGCCCTGCGCATCCGATCGGAGCTCTGAGTTGCGATCGATGAGCGAGTTCGGGTCATTCGCATCTCCGCCGTCTATTTTTTCGATATCGAAGTAGACTTTAGCCTTCTTCATCTGGATCTTGGTCAGACGGATCGGCCGGCCACCGAAACGCATTGCCCCGCGTCCCATGCGGTCTCCATTGACGCTCTTGGCTCGTGGATCACGGAGCCAATTCGTAGGATCGATGATTTCAGGAATCGGCGTATTCGTCTTCAAATCCCACTGCATGAATAGACAGAGGCCGCGGCCAAAGAATGCGGCATCCCAGTCCCATTCGTAGTCGAGCATGTCCTTTTCCATGTTGTCCTCGTCGTATCGGCACAAGGAATTGAGGTTTTCAGCCGTTTCTTCATCCCCCTCTTCTCGTCCGCCAAACTCGGTAGAGAGCCGGTCAGAATACAAAGAAGCGAGCACAGTCTGGTGGGCGGTGAACATGAGTGGATCGCCGACAGCCTCTTTGTCTCGCTTTTGGTTGTTATAGAGTTTGAGCCGGAGCGCCCATTCGTCGATCTTCGGCTTCATGTAGTGCCAGGAGATATCGTACTCGGACTGGACCTGCTTTACCAGGGACGTAAAATCTGTCCCTTCGTAGCGCGCAAGCTCAGCCTCGAGAGAGCTATCTAGCACTTCATCTGGGTACGTTTTTTCGGAGATATTCTCCTTTTTTTGGACCGGGATCTTTTTTGTTTTTGTCTTTTTTGCTTTTGGCATAGTGTGAAGAAATTGGCGATTTCTTCACTTACCTAATGGGTACAGTGTAGCACAATTTAATTTTTTTTAACAATTTTAAATTTCCACAACCAATTCTTGCGTGATTGTCGACAAATGCGAAATGAGCAAAACGACCGTATGTTTGTCATTCCCGTCAATAGCCGTCATACACGCCATTCTGTCACCCGCTGCCGCCGTTCCAGTCTGAATCCAATCAGTAGGGGTGACCGCAGATAGCACCCTGTTTTTGCAGTCATACCGGAACATCTGGTTTACGGCTGATGCAACATATACGTTTATGTACCCAAATTTCCCTTCATTATCGACTGGAGCGTATCTGCCGCAGGTACCAGTGGTGAAGAGCGGTGTCAGTCCATCGTAGACTACCGCGTTTGACCATGTTCCTGTTATGGCGCCGGCAATATCTAGGACATCTAGCGTCGTTGAGTTCCCTCCTCGGAACGAGTGGACGAACGAATGTCGAGCATTTTTGGCTGCATCTGGCTCAATACCATGACCAGAGAATGAAGTGCAACCGGCTCCCATAGCCCCTCCACGGTTTCCAAAGTACGTGACATGCCAGGCGCCTGCGGTTATTGAGTTTGTCCCGTTGTTTACCGTAGCCGGTCCATAGTTGTACGTATAGGTGACGGCAGTCGCGGTGCTCCACAAAAGAAGCAGGTTTGGATACTCAATAACGAATTTTGCCCCAATGGAAGGTTGGACGGCCCAGGCTGATCCCATAGTATAGACAGGGCTTGGTCCGGCTGTGTGAGAGGCGATAATGAGTCTTTGCCCAACTGCCGTAGGAGCCGCGGTGTCTTCAACAATCCGAATCTGAAAGTTTCGGTACTCATTGGCTAGGACAGCAACATCACCGCCGGACGCCTGACCCGTTATAGTTGACGCCGCTCTGGCCGTAGCAACAAGGCATCCTTTTGGCGAAGAAGCATCGTACGTACTCGCGCCTATCAAAAATCCCTCTCCTATTTTTCTGTCGTATGGTACATACTGCTCATCGAGTGCTACTGCTGAAAAATCAGTCGAGATGGTTGCTGGAAGGTTTGTGTTAGTCAAGCTCGCGAGCGTGTTTGTCGCTACCTCAAGTGAACGAAACGTCGTTGCCGCCAAAACACCAGCGCTGAGCATGAGCAAACGACCTGATAAAATCTCATACGTGTCACCGCTTGCCGGCGTAAATGATAGCGCCGTGTCGAGAAGGAATGTCGGCGTCGTACCACCGGTGTTCCCGACAATCCATCTCTCTTCTGTTTTACCAGAACCGCCGGCCGAGTTGCCATTTATTCGTATTTTAAATCCATAATCGCCAGAGCCTCCTCTGTTCGCCAGCATGTTTACACCAACGGCGGCAATAACGGTCGATGTAACAATAGACGTGGTAGATGATCCGACACCAATGTTACCTTCGAGCGATCTTGATGGCACAAAGATAGCTCCAGCACCAGCACCGAACGTACCGCCAAGACCAGGTGATGGCAAAGCCTGCCATGCCTTCTGTATCATGTTATATCGGTTGAGGACGGTTGCAGACACGAGTTGGTATACGAAAGGGTTTCGAGAAACGTCGTTCCGAAGGTCTACGGCCATACCAGCACCAGCGGCATGAGCGTTTGGTGCCGGAGGTACCTGCACCCACATCTGACGGTCTAGAGCTTTTTTAAAATTAGTATTCATATTTTTATGACCAACGACCCCTGACCAAGTTAGCCCAAGCGCTGATATTCTGGTTGATTATCAATAATTTTCCCTGATATGAGTCTACGTTCGTGAGGCCCGCAACGGTAGTAACGGTTGTCACTGTGCTGACAGTAGTGATAGTACCTGACTGCACCTGGTTTCGAATAGCATTTGCTGATCGGTCATACCAGGCTGGATAAATAATCCTGGTCAATGCTTGTTTGAACCAGCTCAAAAAATTATTTCCGACTTCTTGTTCTAATTCGGTCGCTCCGCCTTCTGGCGCCGGTGCTGCTGGCGGATTTTGAACTGCCTGTTTTATGGCTTCCAAAATAGCTTCAGCGCTTTCTTGCTTCGCCTGAGTTGCCCCTCCAATAACAGTAACAGGTAGCGATGGAGAATCTGAATTTTCACCGGCATCTTTCCAGTCGTCGCTTACGTCAGACGCCTTTAATTGTAGTCTGATGTGGTCAGCCATAAAAACTACGAGCTACTGCCATACAGAGCCTCAGCCTTCGCCTTACCGAACTCCTCGTTCTCGTATTGCTCAACTGTTTTCGTCTCAGTACCCAGGGCGCGGATAGATTTGATCTTCAAATTTCCAGTAATAATAGTCCTCCCGGCATCAAGCTGCTGCGAAGACTTTGATGTGACCTCAACCTTAGCAACGATATACTTAATGGCGCCGACCTCGTA